GCGAAGAGTCTTTGATAAGTCTAGACCAGTATCAGTGGGATCCAAATCCTAATTTATTAAGAGAAAAACCCAAACATAATTACGCGTGTCACATGGCAGACGCCTTGCGCTACGCTCTATATTCGTTCGAGACAAGTGTTACATCATTCTAATATACCCCACCAAAAAATAGTTCTTGACATATGCTCGAATATTTGGTACAATTCTAATATAGAAGTAGGTTTATGACTTTAAAAAGAGATTTAGTAAAGTATGTTCGGGACAAAGCCAAGTCTAAATATAATAAAGGAACGGAATGTTATATTTGCGGCAGTCAAGAGAACTTAGACTTTCATCACTTTTATGGTCTAACCGAGTTATTAGAAGTATGGTTAAAGAAAAATAAGATAACCATAACTTCAGAAGACGAAATTTTAGGTGTTCGAGAGCAATTTATCGAAGAAGAACACGAAAAACTTTATGACCATGCTGTTACACTATGTCATAGCCACCATTTACGATTACATGGTATCTATGGGAAACGCCCAACACTAATAACAGCAAAGAAACAACAACATTGGGTAGAGATACAGAGAAACAAACATGGCATGGTATGATTTTATAACAGGTAACAATAAAGACGTTGAGGAAAAACTCAATCCGTCTCAATTTGTCATCTCAAGAGATCAAGGTCTAGAAGTACTTTCTAGAGAGAACATTACCAATTACCGTAATGCTTACGAACAATTAGAAGTAGTAAACCGAGCAGTCAACATGATAGTGGATGACGCTGCGGAAATACCTTTTGATGTAGGTGAGCAAGTAACAGGATTAGATAGTGCATATAAAGGAATAAGACGGTCAAAAGTCAATGTTCTACTAAATGTACAACCAAACCCATTTCAAGATGTAAGTGCTTTTAAAAGAAACTTAATAATTGATTTAATGATAGATGGTAATATCTTTATATATTTTGATGGTGCTCATCTGTACCATCTTCCAGCAGACCACATGGTTATTCATACTGATGATAATACTTATGTAGAAAAATATACATATGACCACAGTATAGACTATAGTCCAAGTGAGATTATCCACATAAAAGAAAACAGTTTTAACTCTATTTATAGAGGAGTACCTAGACTTAAACCTGCATTTAGAACAATGCAATTATTGTCTAGCATGAGAAACTTCCAGGATAACTTCTTCAAAAATGGAGCAGTACCAGGACTAGTACTAAAATCGCCAAACACTCTTTCTGAGAAAATTAAAGAAAGAATGTTATCAGCTTGGGTTGCAAGATACAATCCACAGTCTGGAGGCAGACGTCCACTATTTTTAGATGGTGGATTAGAAGTTGAGAATCTAACTGAAGTAAACTTCAAAGATTTAGACTTCCAAGACGGTATTAAAGCTAATGAGAAAATTATCTTAGAAGCTATAGGAATACCACCAATTTTAATGGATGGCGGGAATAATGCGAACATTCGCCCTAATCACCGTCTTTATTATTTAGAAACCATACTGCCTATTACTAATAAAATAGCATATGCTTTCGAGAGATTCTTCGGCTTTAAACTGGACGAAGAAGTGTCAGGAATTCCTGCACTTCAACCAGAGTTAAAAGACCAAGCGGCGTATTACGCTACACTTGTGAACACTGGTATATTAACACCGAACGAAGCAAGGGAGGCCTTACGACTTGAGAAGATCAACGGATTCGATACACCGAGAGTTCCTGCAAATATTGCAGGCTCCGCAAGCAATCCAGCAGAAGGCGGGAGACCGCCCGAAGACACAGAGGACTAAATATGACAAAAGATATGATGGTAAAAGCTCTTTCAGACTTCTGCGCCAGCAAAGGCGTTGAAACTATGAGCTTGCCCGAATACAAATCACATGGAAGTGATGTTCCAGTTAAAGACTTTATGCTTAGAAGAGCATGGGGTTCTTGGGCTAGAGTTATTTCTATGATGAACAAACGTTATCCTGTCCAAGTAGTAGCACCAAAGGTAAAGGAAGTAACAGCACCTAAACCTAAAGCTGCTAAGAAAGGAGAGAAATAATGTCGGATAAAATTTTTCATTGGGCGTCCACTCTTAAATCTTTAGGAGAAGACGACGACGGTTGCTTACAAATTAAAGGTTCCGCAAGTACAATCGATTTAGATCGTGCAGGCGACATAATTGAAGCACAAGCATGGACAAAATCAGGCGGACTGGAAAACTTTAAAGGTAATCCAATAATCTTGTTTAATCACGACTATAATAAACCTATAGGACGTGCTACTGATTTAGCAGTAACCGATAAAGGCTTAGAAATATCTGCAAAGATATCTAATGCCAATGCTGAAATAAAGAATTTAATTAAAGATGGCGTACTTGGAGCTTTTTCTGTTGGTTTCAAAGTCAAGGACGCAGACTATATGACTGAAACCGATGGATACAAGATAAAGGACGCGGAACTCTTCGAAGTTTCTGTAGTATCAGTGCCATGTAATCAAGGGGCGACCTTCTCGATTGCAAAATCATTTGATAATATGGATGAATACAAGAAATTCCAAAACCAATTTATTACGGCTAACTCAACCGCAGCAGCAGACGCTGTTAAAATTGAGCAGCCAAGCGGGGAGCAATCCCAAAACATGGAGACTAAAATGTCAGAAGAAAAGAAGACTCCTGAAGCAGGCTTTGACCTTGAAGCATTTGCAAAAGAAGTAGCAGAAAAAACTGCAACAACTATTGCTATGAAACAAGCAGAAGCTAAAGCAGCTGAAGAAAAAACATTAACTGAGCAGGCTGAAAAGCAAGCTGAAGTTGAAGTTTCTGAAAAAGCTGTTCAAGAAGCTAAACAGGAAGAACAAAAATCTGTAATCCAAGCAGGATTAACAGGAGCCGAAAGGCTTATCTCAGATGTTGAGAAAAGAGTTAACGAAAAACAAGAAGATCTTGGTAAAGTAGTTAAAGAACTTGAAGCTCAACTAGTAGAGAAATCATCAGAAATCATGAATATTCGTGAGTCAAAAAGACACTTCGGTGATAGAACAGGCAGCACAGACTGGAAAACAGAATTTAAAGAAGATGTAATCGACGCTAAATTCGCAGGTCTTGCTACAGGAAAAGGTTGGAATAACAATCATGCAAAAGCATTAATGGAAAAAGTTAATGTAATGTCAGGTGTTGAAGTATCATCAGCTGATTTTGAGCAAATTGTTTCAACTAACATTGAAAGAGATATTCAAAATGAGTTAGTATTGGCTCCTCTATTTAGAGAAATCCCAATGAACTCTGCTAATATGATTATCCCAATCATGCCAGATAGCGGCTATGCTGAATTTACAGCTAACCAAGTAGCTTCTGGAAGCGCACCGAAAGGTAACTTAGACCCACGAGGCGATGCATATGATCCAGCTAATGGAGCAGGTGTCGACTTAACTGAGAGAACACTTTCAACTAAAAAATTAATTTCACAATCATACTTAGGTAATGAAACTGAAGAAGATGCTATCCTACCGATTCTTCCTTTAATTAGAGAATCAATGGTAAGATCTCATGCTAGAGCAATGGAAAACGCTATCTTAGCTGGTAATCACGCAGACGGTGCTTTTGGTACTGGCGGTGCAGCTTTTGAAGGGCTAATCACAATGGCTGGGGCTAACAAGACCCAATCAGCTACAGCTTTCGCTTCTGAAAAACTAACAGCTGCACAGTTGTTAGGTGCTAGAAAGAACATGGGTAAATATGGTATCAATCCTTCAGATGTAATATATGTCGTCTCTCAGAGAGGCTATTACGAATTACTAGAAGATGCTGAGTTCCAAGATGCTAACCTAGTTGGTAATCAGGCAACTAAGCTAACTGGTGAAATTGGAACTGTATTTGGTTCAAGAGTATTAATGTGTGATGAATTTGCTACACCAGCAGTTTCAAAAATGCACGCTCTTGCAGTCAACCCAAGAAACTTCGTATTACCGAGACTTAGAGGTGTAACCATTGAGTCCGATTATGAAGTAGCTAATCAAAGAAGAGTCCTAGTGGCTTCTCAAAGATTAGGATTTACGGATCTTATTGATGCGTCAACTTCTTGTCACGTACTACAGTACAAAGGTAGCTAATACCTTATAGGTTTCGTGGGGTTTACCTAAAACCCCACACTTTTTAACTATGGCAGACTTAATAACAGTAAATGAATACAAAGACGCAGAAGGCCTTCGAGGAGAGAAGGATGACGATCGTCTATTTGTTATGGTACCTCTGGTATCTGATTTAGTTAAGAAGTATTGCGGAATAAGTTTTGTAGACTTTTATTCTACAGACAAGGTTGAAACTTTTACAATCAATGACAGCTACACTACCACCATTACAGTGAGTGAAAGTCCGTTAGTTACGGTTGATACAGTAAAAGAAAGACCAGACTATGGAAGTCCTTATGCAACTCTTACTACAGGAAACTACGAATATTACGTAGATAACGAAAGTGATGCAGTTATAAGAACAAACGAAAGTGGTAACCCAATCTCTTGGAAGAAAGGAGTAGGTTCTGTACAAATTACATACAATGCAGGATACAGCTCTACACCAAGTGATTTAAAACTCGCACTCTTTGACTTAGTTAATTACTATATGAAAGATGAACACAAAGAAAGAAGAAGTTTAGGCAATGCCCAAATGAGTAACCAAGGATCTTCAGGTATTAAAACAAGTACTGACTTTCCAGACCATATTAAGAGAGTATTAGATTTATATAGAGTTGTAATTTAATGGCACTAAATAACATGTTTGGCGAAGTAGATAAGATGCTAGACAAATATGGCGATAAATCTTATGACGATATGGTAGCTGAACAAAGTAAGATGTATACTACTGAAATGTATTATACTCCAAAGTGGACAGCAGGAGTTTTAGTATGGGCGTGTTATTCATATATGAGAAAAAAGGGAGTAACGCCAAGAGCTATGTCAGGTCAAGTTCTGAAAGATATGAAGAATGTAGCTGATGTCGTATGTAAATCCTTAAATGTTAAAAGCAGATGGGTAAGTGCATTAACGAATCAGAAATTCACAGTAGTAACAGCTGAGCCAGACCCAATTGATCTAGATGGAACACAAGTACAAGTTGAAAATAGAGGAAGTGGCGTAGTATTGATATTTTATCAAAGTTATGGAAGAACTGCACCAGGCCTATATGCTGCGGGGAAACATCTTTTTGCTCAAACTAACGTATTTAGAGGAGCAGGAAAACAGATGAGGGAAGGCCTCGTAGCAAAAGGATATGGAGCTAACAGTTCCGCAGTAGGACCAGTAAAAGCGCCTTTACGTGGTTTTGGTGGTAATAAAGCTGCTCCAGTAATGCAAGGCAAGACGCAAGGAACTGGAAGTAGATTACATGGAGGAACTCCTCAGCAGAGTGTACATAATACAGGAACAAATAGAAGTGATACTACTGTTAGAATGATGAACTTTTTACAGAGTATGCAAGCCCGAGACTTTAATGCAACTATTAATCATAGAGCCCATGGAGTAGAACAGATTAAGAGGGAGATTAATAGAAGATTTAATGTGGCTTACGTAATTAACGGAATGTCAAAGATTGATATATTTAATATTGACGAAGCCCTTCTAAAAACAATTAGTATAAAAATTGTTTTTGGAACTGCAAGTCAAAATGCCTTACAACGAGAGGCAGATAGTGGATTGATAACACGGAATGAAAAGAGTTTAGACGGTTTCTTTAAAAAGCTGGAAAGTGAAATACGTAATAAGTTTTCTAATCCTAGATATAAAGGCTCTCTTTCAATACTAGATATGGCAGAAAGAGGAGTATTTGCAAAAGTACCTTTAGCAATGAAAACAGCATCAGGACTTCCTGATTTAAGATTTAAAATAAATAAAGAATTAGTTAAAAAAGCTAAGTATAAAGAAAAGCAGAAGAAAGCTAAAGCAAGACAAAAGAGCAAAGCTAAGAC